CGCATTTCGGGCGTCGGAAGGTCTGCAATGTCGAAAGGGAAGTAGAAAATGCTGTCAGCGATGACGAGCGTCCACCAGACCGCCACAGGAGCAATAAACGCCGTGATGAGCCACCAGAACCACGGGTAGCTCAGCTTGGCCTTATTGAAGTCGGAGAGGTTCGCGCCCTCGCTGGTCAGGGCTTGAAGCTCAGCCAAGCGCTCGGAGTTCTTGGCGTCGGCATTCTTGGACACGATGTCCAGCACGCGTCCGAGTGTCGGCCCGGACACGAGCGAGAGAATGCCCCCAAGAATGCTCGCCCACATGGCGGTTACCGCTTGGGCCTGTTCGCCGGGGCCTGATAGGTCACGCCGCCCACGATCAGGGCGCCGGTAATCAGGTCCAGAACGAGGCTGTCCAGCCCGGGCACGTTGATGCCCCAGCGCTTGAACAAGACGAAGATCGCCACGCCGACGACGGCGGCGATGGCCTTGGAATAGGGGGCGAGTGCGTCGAGCACTTCGCGCGGGCTAGGCAGCGGCACGGGAGCCTCCGATGAGCTTGAGGAAGAACATGACGATCAGGCCCCACAGGGACGTGTTCTCGGGGGCCGGGACGGGCGAGACGGTCGCTTCGGAGTGCCAGCCGCCGTAGTTGATCGGCGGGTTGGGGTGCTGCGCGGGCTTGGCGAACAGGGTCGCCTCATAGGACCGGCGCGTGGTCAGCCCGTTGAGGACCCGGAGCTTGCCGGTCCGGGGGTCCTTGGCCTTGTTCCAGCGCATGAACTCGGCCGGGACGGCGGCGTAGTCCCCGGCGTTGAGCTTCTTGAGCAGCGTCGAGCGCTGGTAGGCGCCGCTGCCAAGGTTGAACACGAAGTCGGTCAGGGCGTCGTACTGGTTCTGGTTGAGGTTGACGCGGGTGTGCGCCCGGACCGCCATTTCGGCCTCGTCAAGGTCGGCCTCGAACAGGGCCCGCGCCTCGGCTTCCGTGATGGTCCGGCCGCGCCGCGCGTCGGCGGCGGTCACCGTCCTGATGTGGCCCCAGCCAATCGTCGGGACGCCCGCGGGGTCGAAATACGCCTTCAGCATCAGGCGTTCGGACGCCTTGATGTGCTCCTTCAGAGCCGGGGAAACGTCCTTGGGAAACTGCGGGATCGCCATTGTTACTGTCCGGTGCTTTCGTTGCTTGCGCCGGACAACAAATAGCGTCGATCTGGACACTTTGAAAGCGTCAAGCCGGGGTCATGTCGGGGTCATGTCGGGGTCTTGCGCTTCTTGAGGCCGAAAAGGACGGCGCCGACGGTGAACACCGCGAGGATCGCGCCCGCCCACAGTTCGGGAGCGCCGGACGCAGCGAAGCAGTTGGCCAATTCGACGTTGGACACGGCATATGCCAGCCAGTCGCCGGGATGGTTGTACCAAGCGAGGTCGTGCGCCGTGCAGCACGCGGTCAGGTCTATCCCGCGCCACACGTCCGGGAACCCGGTGCAACCGTCGGACGTGAAGCCCGGCGGTGTCACGCTTCGATGTCCTTGGCCGCCAGCCACATGGCCGCCGCCTGTTCCTCAGTCAGCCCGACAAGGGCGGTGAGGGTGGCCCGCATGGGGTGATCCCAGTGGATCGTGGCGGTCCGGTCCCACCAGACTTTGGCGATGGCGCGCTCAGTGACGTTCGGCATGGCGTTGATGGCTGTGTCGATGGTGCCCGGGCTGATGCCCTCCATGATGAGCCCGATCCGAATCTGTCGGTCGGACAACGGGAAGTCGGCGGGCGTCGGGGGCGGGATGTCCTCAAGCGTGTGGACGAAGCGCACGGTGCCGTTCACACGCGCGACCGTGGTCGAGACGATCCGCTTGCCCTGCGGCACGTCGGTGTTGGCCGGGTTGTAGAGACCCTTCGCCGCGAGATCGTCGGGCGTCCAGAGGTCCCCGATGTTGGGCGGGTAGCGAACGCCGTCGATGGGGTCGGCCGGGTTCCAAGGGACAAAGCCGTCGATGGTTTCTTTGTAGAGCATGGGTCAAAGTCCCTTGATCGCCACAGTGACTGCATGCCAACCGTTCGACGTTCCGCGCGTGAAGTTGCCGGGGTCGTCGGTGGCAATTTTCTGCTTCTTGGAAGCCGCCCCGACACAGGGGTTGCCGCCGGAAATGTAAGTGTGGTCGTCGTCGTACCCTGTCGGGTAGCTGGTGAGCGTGGCCGATTGCGCTGTCATGAGCGCGAACCAGGTGGCGTCGGCAGTGCCAAAGCTAGGAGTGAGACTGGGCGGGTTCGTGCCGGTGCCGGTGCCGGTGGCGAACGCACTGGCGGAGACGGTGCCGGCGTCGCGCAGGACGATGATGATAGCGCCGGGGTTGCCGTTGCCGCCGCCGACGGTGAGGGTGAGGTTCGCCCCTTCGGCGCCCGTAGCAGTCTTGGAAAAGAGATAGCTGGCGCGAAGGTTGCTCGCCGCTGTGGTGGTGCTGGCCACAACAGCGTACCCGCTTGGGGTATTGAGTGTGCGCGAGGCCCCCGCCTCGACGCCAGCGATTACGAGGATCAGATCGCCAGCTTGAAGCCCGGCTGGATACGCCACGTCGATGGATGCGACGTTGGTGGCGCGGTTCCCCGACAAGCCAATGGTGGTCGGGTACTTGCTGCGAAGCGCGCCCGCGACGGCGGACTTGAGCCCGGGGACGGCCATGTTTACGCCACCGCCTTGACGAGCGAGCCAAAGATGCGGTTCGCCGCGAGCACCTGATAGAACAGGAGGTCGTTTGCCCCGGCCGTGGACGAGAGGACCGGCGCGGTGCCGCCCGCAAACTCCCAGTCGGCATGGTAGGCGAGCGTCCGCGAGCCCGTGGCGTCCTGCACGATGCGGATCACGCCTGATTGCCCGACTTTGACATTCGACGGCTGCCCAAGGGTGCGATTGCCGCCCAGGGTGATAACCGCGTTCAGGAACGTCGACATGTCGACTGCGATGGTCGCAGCGTCCGTCAGCGTGACTTCCGCCGCGCTGGACCAGACGTTGTTGACACCCAAAAGGCCGTTGGTGTTCGCCCGGAAGTTGGCGGCGGACGCGGCCTTGCCAAGAATGTACGTGAGAAGGGTGGAGAACTTCCACTTGCGGTTGGCGTAGGAGGCATCGCTGGACTGCGAGTGCCCGATGTCGTCGTCCAGAAGGGTGGTATCTTCGGTGAGCGCGGAGAGGTCTACGACGGGACCGGCGGGGCCGGTCGGACCCGTGGCGCCGGTTGCGCCGGTCGGACCCGTGGCGCCGGTTGCGCCCGTGGCGCCGGTTGCGCCCGGGTCACCCTGCGGGCCCTGAGCGCCCGTGTCGCCCTTGGCGGCGAGAAGCTGCCAGTAGGTCCCGTCGGTCGGCAGGTTGCCGGTCGAGGCGAGAATGCAGATGTAGGCCGATCCGTTGTAGGACACGGCGTCGTCCACGTCGTAGGCGGTGCCGCCGCTGTAGGCGCCCCGCCAAGACAGGCCCTTGGCGCCGGTCGCACCCGTGGCGCCGGTAGCGCCCTGAATACCCTGAATGCCCTGCGGGCCGGTCGCGCCGGTCGCGCCTGCCGGGCCCTGTTCGCCCTGAATACCCTGAATGCCCTGCGGACCGCGCCCAAACATGGCGCCCGTGGACCAGTCGCCGGAGGTATTGGACAGCTTGAAGTAGATCAGGCCGTTGGTCGCGTCGAGGAACGCGAAGCCCGCCAGTTCGGCGTCATAGAGGCTCTGGTCGGCGGCCGGGCCGATGGCGTCCGGAGTGAAGCTCTGCCCGGCGGGGCCCTGAATACCCTGCGGACCCTGCGGACCCGTTGCGCCGGTTGCGCCCGTGGCACCTGCCGGGCCCTGCTCGCCAGCCGCGCCTTCCGGACCCTGTGGGCCGGTGGCGCCGGTCGGGCCCGTCGGACCGGTGGGGCCGACGAGAGACGCGGCGGCCTCGGCTTTGATCGTCCCGTCGTCGTCAATGACCTGCCGGACGAAGTCGATGATGTCCGCGACGGACGAATTGGTCTTGTCGAGTTCGTTGTCCACCGACGAGCCCGGGAGGGGCGTCGTCGGCTGCGCGACCTGATGGTTCGTGAAACTGAACGCCCGGGCGGGCTTGGTGGGTACGGGCTCGACCATGCTGGGGCGCTCGGTGCTCGCGTTGCTTGTGGTGGGCAACATAAGCGATCAAGCGGGGCCGGACAACAACCAAGCCGGGGTCAGAAATGGAAGGGGCCCCCGGATCAGGGCCTTGCAGTCCGATCCCCGGGGGCCCCTAGCGCGCCCGGGGACAGGCCGGGGGCGTTCGTAGTCGAGCGAGGACACCATAGCTTGTGCTTCCCGCCCGCGTCAACACACTAGATGCTGTTAAGTCTTTGTCGGGGTTGTCAAAAAGTTGGGAATACAGAAATTTTGTGTGCGTGGGGGATAGAGATCGAGGCCCTCGCGGCCGGGGCAGGCCGGGGGGTCCGGTCCGGTCCGGTCCGGCGCCGTCCACCGTGTCCAGCGGTCCGGTCCGGCGTCCACCGTCCAGCGATGGTCACCCCTCGCCAAGCTCGTGCTCCTGCTCGTCCACCGCTCGGCGGGTCGTCGGGGTTGGGGTCACTCCCTGCTGTAGGGAGCGCTCGGCCCTAGCAAGCTGGGGCTTTGCGCCTACTCGATGCCGCGATCTGCTGCACTCAGCGCCTCTAGCTCGGCCTCAAGCTCGTCGCGGGAGAGTTCGCTGGTGGGCTTGCCCGGGTGAATGGTGGGCGCCGCGTGACGGCCTAGCGCGCCATTGAGTTCCAGCATCGTCCGCGCGGCTGCTGCCCGGGCCGCTGCGGGTGCCGCGCCGTCCTGAAGCACGTCGCGAAGGGCCTGCTTCGCCAGTTCCAGATCGTCCACGTCCTGAGTAATTCCGATTGGCATCTGTACGTCACCTTTGCGTTGTGTACGGCCGGACATAACGCTTTTTGGGCGATGTGTCGGGCGGAACATAACGCATCGCCCGGGCGGCTGGCAGCAAAAAGCCCGGGGATCGCTCCCCGGGCCCGTTCTCTCTCTCTCGGTGGTGCGGTGGTCAGCCTAGCAGCGTCGCCACGATCAGCACCACTGACGCCACGCCTGCCAGCACGCCCAGCACGGCAATCGCCTCATACGCCCAGCGCCGCGCCACTTCAGCGCCTCCCGGGGATAAGCAGCCGCTCAAAGGCCGATGCCAGTCGGGCCATATCATCGATGTAGACCGACCGGGGGAAAATGCTGCTGAGGTCGCATTGGAGGCCGATGCCAACGTGTTCGATGTCGGATCGGCGTCCCGCCATGCTGCGGATCACGCTCTTGTCGTTGTCGGACGGCATCCCGTCACACAGCCAAATGCACACGCGGCGCGTTGCCGTGCGGCTGCGCAACTGACGTTCGGCCCAAACGAAGGGCGCGAGCATCGGCGTTCCGCCGCTAGCGCTAAGCCCGTCGAAACCGGTCTCCTTCAACATCACTTCAGGCGTCGGGGTGCGCTGGTTCCACCGCTTGAATACGCCGACGCCGGTGGCCAGGTTGCCGGAGAAGCCCGCGACCGATACCTCGGCGCCAGCGCGCTCGATGGCCGGGACGATGGCGGCGGCCATGCCAGCAACCGCCTCGATACGGCGTAGCGTCATGCCATCCGCCTGCACGTGGACCACCATAGAGCCGGACAAGTCCACCATGACCATCGCGGCGGTTGTCATGCCTTCGGAGTGCGTCCGGCGTGACATTACGTCCGTCGCGCCGAGCTTGGCACGAGTGATAGCGCGGCGATCCATGCGGCCGGTCTGAAGCCGATGCGAGACGGTCGTGGTGGCGACTGTCTTGAGCGCCCGGCGCGCGGCGTCCGCGAACTGGCGCGCATTCGCCCGGCGAAGCGCCTCACGAATGGCGGGGTTGTCCGCGCCGACCATATCGCCTGTCTTGCCCGTGCCGAGTTCTCGGTTAAGCAGCGGCAGCACGCTAATCGCGTTGCTCTGCTGCGTGGCCGACTGCCGGGGCGTCTTGGCGCCGAGCATAGCCGTT